TACCCGAAGTACATGTACCACCCCGAGTATCCGAAGGGTCAACTTGTACATGATGCCGAGCAGGCAGAGGCGGCGGTCGAGGCGGGGTGGTTCGACACTCCTGCTGCCTTCGGGGTGGTGACGGCGCCGTCCGTGGAAGAGAACAGCATCGACGTCTTCGCTAAGACCTTGGCTGACAAGAAAGCCAAGGACAAGAAGGCCGAGGACGCGCCGAAGCCTACGCGCACAGCCCCCCTTCCCACCATCGAGATCGCTGATAAGAACGAAGGGCTTCACCCGAAGACCAAATAATACAGAGGACACCTAGGTGAGCACGGTTCGAGACATCATCAACGGGGCCATGCGTCTTCTGGGCGTCCTTTCTCGCGGACAGACCCTACAAGACGGTATTGAGCAGGACTGCCTCGTCGTCTTGAACGAGCTACTGGAGGCGTGGTCGATTGAACACCTGATGGTGTATGCCTTCAACCGCGCCACCTACAGCCTCGTACCGAGCACCTCCTCGTACACACTGGGCGCGGCGGGCACTCTTGTCGGTACCCGCCCCTCGTATGTCGAGGGCGCGAAGGTGATCCCCGTCGGTACGACGACCGAGGTGGACCTGGAGCTGTTGACACCAACACAGTGGCAGAACATCTCCCTCAAATCGACGCAAGGCACCTTCCCCACGGCACTCTTCGCGGACCCTGGCACAACGACGTGGGCGCTGGAGGTCTGGCCTGTTCCGACCACTGCCGCGACGCTGGTGCTATACACCCGCGACCCGATCACAGCGTTCACCTCTGTTGGGCAGACGATCACGCTCCCGCCGGGGTACACCGAGGCTCTCAAATATGGACTAGCGAAGAAGTTCGCCCCAGAGGTCGGGCGGGAAGCTCCACCGGACGTGATGCAGGGGGCAGCGGACGCCAAGGCGCGGATCAAGACGATCAACAAAGAGGTGCTTTACACCGAGTATGACGCCTACATTCCGCGCGCCACACGCCCATACATATCGCCTCAGCAGGTCTATTCCGGAAATATGTGAGGGCTAGATGCCGCGTAAAGCACAGAGACAGGCGAGTATATCCCTGCAAGTGTTGGGGTCTTCCGCCACCCTGCGCTCTCCCAACGTCGATGCTCAGCGGGCGATCAACCTGCGCTTCATCCCTGATGAGTCGAAGCAGGGGAAGGGCGGTACGCCCGGATACTTCACGTCTTGTCCAGGGTTTACACAGTTTGCGACCACCGGCACTATAGGCCGAGGCATCTACGCGACGTCGGGCGGGCGTTTACTCGTCGTGGCAGACGATACACTGTACGAGATCTCTTCTGCGGGTGTCGCCACGGCGCGCGGCACCCTAAGTACATCGGCTGGTGCCGTGGACATGGCGGACAACGGGCAGCAGGTCATGCTGGTGGACGGGACGTTCGCGTACATCTTCACCCTCGCCACAAACGCTTTCGACGTCGTGACCGACCCAGATTGCCCCGCATCTACTCACGTCGTCTTCGTGGACGGGTACTTCGTCCTGAACGTCGATGGAACCGGGCAGTACATGATCACCGCGTTGTATGATGGATCGTCCGTTGACTCCCTCGACTTCCGCACGGTGGAGGGCTCCCCTGACGATCTCATCAGCATTCTGGCGGATCACCGTGAGCTGTGGAACTTCGGCACCGCGACGGTCGAGGTACACTACAACAGCGGCAATGCGGACTTCCCGTTCGAGGCTGTACAGGGTGCGTATATCGAGCACGGCTGCGCCGCAGCCTACGCCCCGGCCAAACTCAACAACACTGTGTTTTGGTTGTCCAACGACGCGGCGGGACAGGGCGTTGTGTACAAGGCCGAGGGATATCAGCCGGTGCGGGTCTCAACCTTCGCGCTCGAAGCAGAGCTTGCGACCTATAGCACACTGTCTGACGCTATCGGCACCTCCTACATGCTGGACGGGTCGCGCATCTACCAGCTCAGCTTCCCGACCGAGGGGAAGACGTGGTGTTACGACTCCTTGACAGACCTCTGGTTCCAGAGAGCCTACAGGAACACGACGAGTGGTGCATTTGAGCAACACAAAGCACAAAAATACACGTTCTGCTTCGGGAAGTCCCTCGCGCTGGATCGCTCCACCGGGACTGTCTGGGAGATGTCGAGCACGGTGTATACAGACAATGGCGACCCCCTTGTCCGCGTCCGCACCTGTCCGTACGTCGCACAAGGCACCACGACGCTCTTCCACAACGAGCTGCGCCTCGACATTGAGACCGGCGTCGGTCTGGTTACGGGGGATGGTAGTGACCCCTACGTTGAGGTGCGCTGGTCAGACGATGGCGCACACACATGGTCGAACTACATCTCCCTACCCATCGGTAAGATCGGAGAGTTCAGCCGTCGCGTCCGCGCTTACAGTCTCGGTTCGTCCCCGAACGGGAGGGTGTACGAGATCCTGTACTCAGCACCGACCAAGTTCAACCTCATCGGGGGCGAGGTGCTCGTGGAGGTCGGCCAGTGGTAGCCGTCCTCTCAGACCCCCCTACCCGGACGCCTATGCTTGACGCGCGCGGGATGCTCACGTCCCCGTGGGCGAGGTGGTTCGGTGAGGTGACGCGGTACATATCCGACGCCAACTACGACGCCACCGTTGACCCTGCTGGAGCCATCACGGCTCTGGCGTTCCCGAACGCGCCGAGAGGCGTAGAGCTTCAGGCCATCGTCAACCTTCTGGGCGACAGAGGGGATGTGAACGTCACCGACGCAGGACAGACATGGACGGTACAGAACCTCTCAGGTCTGGTTGTGCAACAGATCCTGTTTGGGGACGCATCCGGTAACACAGGACAGGACGCAGACCTGTTGTGGGACTACACGACCAAGAGACTGGGCGTGGGCACCGCCCCATCAGAGAGTGTGCATACGGATGGGAACATCAAGGCGGCACACCTACTAGGGAACACCAGTGCCCCTACGATTGCTGTTGGGGCAGGCGCGGGTACAGGCGCCACTGCTTCTGTATCTGGGAATGACATATCAGGGGAGATCACACTCTCCGCGGGAACGACCCCGTCCGCGGCAGCTACGGTTTTTACAATGACATTCAATATTGCCTTCGCGTCTGCCCCGCGGATAGTCCTTATGCCCTCGAATGCAAACGCAGCTCTTTTGTCGGGGACTACGATGGGGTATGTTACGACAACGACAACGACCGCCGTACTTACTTCAGGATCAGTCGGGATGACAGCGTCTGTCGATTATAAATGGCACTACCTGGTGGCACAATGACCTACACACCTACCCGCCTCGTACAGGGATCTCAGCTCTCCACCACCGTGGCGGCGTACTACACAGTTGGGTCTGGGGAGAAGGCGACGATCTCCCAGATGACCCTGACGAACGTCACTGCGTCCCCCGTGACAGTGACCGTGTACCTCGTGCCCTCCGGGAACACCGCGGGGGATAGGAGCACGCTGTCGAAGGTGCACTCTATCCCGGCCTACGGGACGTGGATCTGCTACGACGCCATCGGACACACCCTGTCGACAGGGGAGCAGATCCAGGCGTTCGCATCCGCAGCGGCATCGGTTACGATGATGGTGTCCGGTGTCGTCATATCCTGAGATCAGGTGGACTGAGGACTACATCGCTCTGACAGAGCTGGCACGGCACCCCAGAGTATATCCGTCGATCTCGGACGACACGTTCGCTGACCCGATGAGCTTCTCGTGCTTCGCGGATCGACGCTATGTTGGAGTCTTCACGGACAAGGGTTTGCGCGGGTACATCTCGGTGAAGGAGGACGGAGAAGCCCACCTCGCCTTCCACCCGGATCTGTGGGGGAGGGGGGCTGTTAAACTCGCCTCCCGCATGATAGACTTCATCTTCGAGAATAGCGAGATCGAGGATTTGTGGGCGTGCGTATTCGATACGAACCTATCCACCATCCGGCTGATACAGATGTGCGGGGCCACTTACGCCCCGCAGCACGATAGAGAGCTATACCAGGGCGGGGCTCTGCGGAGGTTGTTCGGGTTTGAACTGAGGGGAGCTACCAAGTGCCACAGGCAATTCCAGCCGTAATCGGCGCAGTTGGAGGGATGAGTGCAGGCACGGCGGCGGTCGTCGGCGCGGCAGGCTCCATCGGCGCGTCCCTCATCGGCGGCAATGCCCAAAAAAGCGCCGCGAAGACGGCTGCGAAAACCGAAGCGGACATGTACAACCAGACGCGGGCCGACCGCCTCCCATGGATGCAATCTGGCGTCAACGCACTCAATGCCATCAACTATATGCTCGGCCTGCCCCCGCAGGTGAACCCGTTCGAGCCGTCAAAGCCCGCACCCACCCCAACTAAGGGCAAGAACGGCAAGACCATCGCGGCTGTCGTACAGCCCGCAGCACCGTACCAACCACCTCCCGGCGTAGAGTTCGGCGAGATGTCGAAGCCGTGGACGATGGCGGACATGGCTCTCGATCCTGGCTACCAGCTCCGCCTGGAGGAAGGGCAGAAGGCTATCGAGCGCAGCTCCGCTGCCCGCACCGGAGCCCTGTCTGGT